TTCAATGACATTAGCCGTACATTTCCCTTTCTTGTTGTTTAAGCATTTACTCTTACAACACAATATGTCAGTCATCATCATTTCTCCCCTTTTGATAACTTTATGCAAAAAAATGAGATATATCGCCGTGGATATACCTCATTATGTGATAGTTTTATTCATTTTTATTGCATATTCAAAACTAAAGTTATATAGTTAGCTATTCGCTAACACGAGTATATGAATTGTAATCATGGTTAGCTCACTCTGTCTAACTCTCGCACAATTTTTTCGCTTAAGGTTTTATCTCATGAAACGTATAGTTGGTTGTTATTGCATAATTGGAAAGTATTATATGTGCGGTATTAGTTTACAAAATGCAATATAAGAGGTGCGGTGCAGTTAGAAAATAATATAGATTGTAATGACTTAGAAACAATACTCGTTGATTTTCAAATACAAAATATAAAACCGCACCTCAATTGCTATTTAGTTTTTAGAATTGCTCATTGGCAACTCTTACACCCTATATTCTACTATATGTTTTTAGGTGTTTATACTGACATTTACTGACATTTCATGACATTTACTGACATTTCAACCTGCCTATTTCAATCAATGCTTTTTCTTTGTACCTCATAGCCTGTCTTTCATTGAATTGGTTCTCAAAAACTGAATGTGCTTGTTTGGCTGACATTCCAAGCAGGTATTCATAACGTAACATTGTACCGCCTATTTCTTCACTTAGACTATTGATCGTGTTGATTACATCGCACTTGTACTCGCTCAATTCATCAATCCGTCTGCGTTGTTCTTTTTCTGTATCAATAAACCTTGCTACGCTATTTTCCAATCCGCAAGGAACACCGCCACCGCTCACTCTATCTTTTGAGTAATCAATAGCACTAATTGATGTAATATTACATCGTAGTTGCTCTATTTCTTTTGCAATCGACTTTATTTGCTCATCAACTGTCTTTACAGGCTCAAGGTATTTTCTAGCACTATTAATTAATCTTTTTTCACTTTTTGTCGGTTCATTCAAATATTACTCACCACCTAACATAGCACCAGCACCAAAGATAATTAACACAATACCAATTATTGCCTGTATGTATAACATTCTCACACATCCCTCTTCAAACGTATCAAAGGCATCGCTTAAAATCACTGCTAAAACAGGCGAAACACCTAATATCATTCCAATTGTAATTAAATTTTCAGCCATATGTTTATACCTCTGCTAGTTTTGCACGATCCCATATAAACGTATCTTCTTCATTTCTTGCTGAAAACGAGGTTCTTCCGTTATTCCATGCACATATCATTTCATCTTCATACTTTGCAAAATATGCTTTTTCCCATTTGTCATCACAATCATCTTTAACCAATATAGGTGTATCAACCTTTACTTTGCTCCAATCAATTATACCTAAATATTCGCCAACATTAATTAGTTGGTTTTCCTCTTCAAAGCATGTAGCTTTCACTGGAACACGTGGTAAAAATGGGCATAAATAATCTCTTTCATTAACAAAGAAAAATAGTGTATCATCTTCAATTTCTGCTTTTCGATACCCTAGATCATACATGCGTTTAAATAGTTCATCTGTAAATTGTTTATCGTTCATGCTCCCATTCTCCTTTATCTTCATTCCATTTATACCATTCAACTTGTTTCAACTTTAACACTGCTCCTTTATGTAGCTCACCGATGCAAAATTCATCATCGCCACTTTCGTAAGCCAGTTGCTTTAAAAATTCAAATGCACTTTCCCATGTATCATGCGGTGCTATGTAATAATCAGAATGTTCTGTATATCCGCTATAGCCTAACATTTGTTATCACCTTGTTTTACTTTCCATCGCTTTAACGCATTATTCCGTTCTTCTTTGCATTCATTGTCAACGAAATTAATATACTCAAAGAGTGCTTTTCTTCGTACCAGTCTTGTATATTCCTCTAATGACATTTGCCCTCTTCTCAAATCGAACATGCTCATCATTATTGCAATTTTTACACCATTTATACAATACTCCGAAAAAATACCCTCTGGGCTACTTCTAATAACAGGCTTATATATATCGTTACCATACACTATTGTTAACGCACTTGATAATAATTCAGAATCAATCATAGTTACCTCTTATGATAAGGCGGATATTTCACCGCCTATATCTTATCCAACCAATACTTTAATCAATACTACAAACCCAAATATCAAAGCTACTAGCGATACACCCATAATTGCGTTAAAGAATAACTCTTGTGCAAATTTAGTTGCTTTTTTCGTTTGTAGTTTTTCTGCATCGCCTTTATATGATCCTATCGGTGTACACATTTATTTACTCGCTTTCAATTCTTCAACTTCCGCTACTAATTGATTTACCAACGCTTCAAGTTGTTTGATTTTACCTTTATGGTTAGTTTCGTATTCACTACCTTTACCAAGTCTAAAGGATACACCTGCGTTAATCATTTTGTTGGCCAATGTAGCACCCAAGCTAAACATTACATGCTCTGTTGGTGCATAGAACATACCAAGTGCTACATCATTTGCGTTTTTATAATGTCCATAACCTACCGCAAATGTTAGTTTGTCATCGGAATTGTAACCGAGATAGTGTAACGCACTTAGTGCTGCATTGGATGCACCAGCTTTTGCCACTTCATGCATCACGTTTGAGATTTGACCTACTGTATTACGCTCTAAATCTGTAATGCGTGTTTCGTGATTATTAATTCTATCCGTATTGTTCAAAATGGCTTGGCTATTTTGCCCTACACGCTCGTTTGTAGCGGTTAGAGTGTTATTAATCGTTGTAAATCCGTTATCCACCTTAGAGGTCAAATTAGAGATATTCGTAGTATTTCGTGTAACTCGTTTATCTAAACAGTTTACATCTTTTTGAAGTTTGGCAATGTGTGTTCCGTTTGTTTCAATCTCGTCATATGCAGCGAATAACTGACTGCCGTTTACTGCATCTAAACTGCTTGGGTCTACACGGCCTGCACTTACGTTGTGCAGTTGTCGGTTATAATTGCTAATTCCACTGTATGTATCGCTCTTCTTACTGCCAAACGATACTGTACTGTTAGGGTTCTCACCTGCGAACACGTGAGTTACCCCATTTAATACAACTTGTCGAACACCTACAGGGTTATCCGTTTGACTGTTTGTGCCAATCGCTACTGAATTTTGAATAGGTGCTGATGCATTGTTACCGATTACCACTGCATCGATACCACGCACTACGCTATGTGTACCAACAACTACAGCCCCTTGATTATCTACTGTATTGTTAGCACCTAATACAGTTTGTTCTTTATTATTGCCTACGTAATTGTTATACCCAATTACGCTTGCTTGGTCGGCTTCAATTGTTCCATTACCACCACCGATTACAACACTATCATTTCCTGTTACTTTATTATCACGGCCAATTGCAATTGTATTTGTGCCTGTAACTACTGTATTCGCACCTACGGCTACTGAATTGTAACCGCTTACTACTGGTGCTTGTGTGTTAGGCTCTACTGGGCCTGTAACTACACCATTTGCAAACACATTGCCACCAATTACACCCATAATCATTGTTGCTAATACTAATTTATTCATATTTGTTTTCTCCTTTTACTGTCTACGTTCTGTCTTTCTACTGTCTTTTCTGTCTATTTACTGTCTTTTTATTTGCCAGTACTACCATATCCACCATCGCCACGTTCTGTTTCGCTGAGTGTTTGTGCTTCTTCTACATCTACAATAGCGATTGGTACGATGATTAATTGTGCGATGCGATCACCTCTAAATATCATGTAATCACTACAAGATATGTTTTCATATGCAATGCTTAATTCCCCTCTATAATCTGCATCGATAACTCCTACGCTATTTGCACATCTTAGAGGTGTTTTGCTCATACTGCTTCTTGGTACTAATAGCCCCATATATCCTTTAGGTATTTCTACTGCTAAACCTAGTGGAATTTTCTTTTGACTGTCAGCAGGTACTTTGATATGGAAAGGGCAATACAAATCTAATCCTGCTGCATCCTTACTACCTCTTGTCGGTAGTTGTGCGTACTCATTCATTAACTTTACTTTCACTTTTTCACCTCTCGTTGTATCCGATTTCTATTAGTCTTTCTCTAATCGTTGTAAAAGATACGTTCATAATTTCGCCTATTTTCTGATATGTCATTCCTTGTTCTCTTAACTCTATGGCTTTGCCTACATCAATAGGCTTGCGGTGATTTTGTTTAACTCCCTTTGTGTAGTTCACCAATCCAAGTATCCGTAGTGCTTGGCTAACACTCATTTCAGAATAAACGCAAGCACCGAGTGCTAACCAGTTTTGACAATTATTAGGTATCATCACTATACCTGCTTCCTTTATATACTTCGAACCAATCATCCGCCATCATGGTGATTAACCATTTAGCATTATTTTTTCTGTGTGCCACGATTGGCATCACATTCTTATTCTCGCTATCGTGAATTGCTTGTGCCATTGCTTTACCGATATTTAATGCTTGCACACGCTTAACTTCGATATGAATATTAGGTAGTCCAACACAATCACTGGCATCACCTGTATTCCCACAATACTGTTGCGTTCGTCTCACATCAAATCCATGTTCCTTGCATAGATTGGCAAATTCACGTTCACCATCTGCACCTTTTCGTTTGCTATTTATTGGCAATCTTCATCACCCCTCTACATACTTCTCACATCGTTTTAAAATATCTTTCACCAATTCTAACGGAATATGTGATCTAGCATTGTATCGATTGATACCTTTAACATTCATGCTTTCAAACTTAATTGTGTTTTTGATGTAATTTTTCAACAATTTCAAATCGATATTGCTACCAAACTTTGTAGGCTTCTTAATTGGGTAATCATAGTTGTTGTAATAGGTTAAATTCTGATAAGGAATATTAAACCCTATTACATTTTTGATGTATTCCCATATCCGCCCATATGCTGGGTTTTCAATCACGAATACTTTGGGTTGGTAACGCTCAATGATTTTTAATGTGTTGTATATGCACATTTCACCATTGATACGTGTTAGGAATGACTTGTCATACTTGAATTGATAGTTTTCATAATCAGCTTGATTTCTGATTGTGAATTTACTTCCTTGTTCGTATTCACCAAACAAATTTATAGTCATATCCTTTTCTTGTTTCCAACACGCATTGCCACCTTTCATTGCACTTGCTACACTCCAGCTTTCGCAAGGTGGACAAGCTAGAATAACATCAGGTCTATCTAGCTTGTCCAACTGTTCCCATAGTGCGTTTGGTTTATGTAACGTATTAACTGCAAGGTCTTGGTTGATACACGCATCACCAATTCCTATTGATGTTATTGTGTGCTGCCCCCCCCATATTCATGTTATATTCATCTACCGCTTGACGATAACAACCATTGCCATCATCAAACAATCCCCATATGTGCATCTCCTATATACTCACCCCTTACATGGTACTTTCATAACCCATATCCCTATTTGTTAATATAATCACTAATGCAGTATTTCTTTGTTTCAAAAACCACCCATGCATTATTTTCGAACCCATATTTCTTCTCCCATGCTCGGAATACTTTTGTTAGTCCTTCGCTTAGTTCGTCAATATGCTCTTTCTTTACATCGTTCAAGTAATCGTCCGACCATTTTTTGATTTCATCATCTAAATCGTAATCACACACATTCCAAATTACTCGTTTGCCGTCTATCTCTGGTACATATCTATATGGATGACCTATTTCTATTGTTGTTTGTAACAATTCTTCTCGACTCAAAGCATTAAAATCACAATAGTTATATTCATTATCTACATAATCTAAGATGGCATCTTTAATACTGCCTTGTGGTTCACCTGCTATTTCATCGTCTACCCAGCAATATTTTGTTTTATCTTCAATTAGCATTTACTCACTCCTTGCAATCTTGACATTCAATAACGCAATTTGCAGGCGATACAGAAATAAATCTTCCTAATTTATCTGTGAAACAAATTACTTTATCATATCCTAATTGCACATTTTGTATAGCACGTTCAAATGCTTTTTTATCTTCAAATGTTTTCGTTTTATATGTGCCTTGTCCACAATTCATAACAATTGTTAGTTCAACCATTTTTATCTCTCCTTTAGAACGGAATATTTTCATTTTGCGGTTGTTCAAAACTATCAAAATTACTAGCATCATCAAAACCGCCATCAAGCCTTTTACCAACAAAATCGGCTACCACTTCCGTAACGTATCGTTTCTGCCCATCTTGCGTATCGTATGACCGAGTTTGAATACGGCCATTTACAAGTAATCGCTCTCCTTTCTTGCAATTGCCAACGGCTTCACCTGTCTTGCCCCATGCTACACAATTAATGAAAGCGGTTTGTTCTTTTGTTTCGTTGGTTGTAGAGTCAATATAAGTATTCGTAGCAGCTACTGTAAAAGTTGCCACCGCTTTCCCACTTTGTGTAAATCTCAATTCCGCATCTCGTGCTAAATTTCCTAATAATTGAACATTATTCATATATAATTCCCTTTCTATTTTTTAATTCTACGTGGTAAATTCACTAATTTTACCACTTCTACTATTTCGTCCTTATGATTTATCGTTCAAAATATTAACTCGCCTTACAGGGCTTTTAAATCGATTTTCAGTAACTAAGATGATTTAGTCTTGCTTCTACTTCATCCACGTACACATCATAGCTAGGATTGATATGGCAATCGACTGTTGCCTCGTTCCGTATAATCTCAAGCAAATTCTCAACCTTAACCATAACTTGTTCTTCGCTAGTTGCCATTACTGTAAAACTTACATCGAACGATACATTACAACTCACTTCAAATTCCTTTTGTTTCATCTATCCCCCTATAGCACTTCTTAATATCGCTTTACCTTTATCAGATATTTTGCTTTTGTTGATTATTTCTGTTACATCTACTGGTTCTTTTGCCACCTCTACCAAGTTTCCTGTACGTGTCATTTCAATTTGCTTTTGACCTGCACTTATCAATGATTTTTCATGTTCCGCCTTTTCTCTTGCTTTCAATAATAAGTGATTATCCTTTATTGAATTTGCCATACGTTGGCGGTGTTTCTCACGATCTATTAATTGCTCATAGCATTTAATAAACTGTGCCCTGCAACTGGCCTCATTATATTCATGGCCCATTCTAGGGTCGAACGATGACCATATCGGTTTTGCAGCTTGTAAGGTTATCCCCTCTAAATGCTCCTTTCCATTGTCATAACCATAAGTGCCTGCTACTTTGATTACTTTCTCCCATGCAGTTTGTGCAGTTTCCACTTCATCATGCATATTTACATATGCACTTAACGCTGTACATTCTTCACGTATCTCTGCAATCGTTGGCAAAAACTTACATTTATTAATCAAGTTAGCTACCGCTTGTTCCAGCGTTACAGGATTAATATTGCCAAGCATCGTTACGTACAATTTCATACGTTCAACTGACATATCAGTACTGTACGCTAGCTGTAACATCGATAGTGCTTTCACTATCTGTTGTTGATTGTTCATCTTCACCCCCATATTCACGCATCAATTTATTAACAACATCTATTGCGTTTTGCTTGTTGCTCTTTGCAGGTTTGTTGTAGTTATTTTTCTCCCAAGTTCTAACTGCTGCTTTCCAATCTTTCATAGAGTTCTTTCCTACTTTCCAGCCGTTGCTTTCGTAGTAGTCATAGAATTGTTCAGCGTTTACATTATTATTGCGTTCAAGACAATACTGTGTAATTTGAGATAGAGTAGGTTTTTCAAAACGCTTGCGTTTTGTTGTAGTGATTTTTGCACTACTATGTATTTCTTTCTCTATCTCTATATCTTTCTCTAACTCTATCTCTATCTCTGGTGTAGATTTCTTACAGATTTCTTCAAGATTTCTTGATTGAGTTAGTTTATTTTGTTTACGTTCCTCAGATATTCTTCTATCATAAAGCCTTTGTCTATCAGCTTCAGTACTACCTTTACCTATGAAATTTTGAATATCCAACATATAGATCTGTCCCTT